GAACTGGTCGAGCGCGACCTGAAGAAAGGCACGCGCTACTGGTCAGTCGAGGGCCGGCTGTGGTCAGAAGAGAACCCTGACGCCTACGCTGGTGTCCACAACTTCGACGGTGTGATGCTGATCTTTGACGAAGCCAGCGGTATACCCGACAGCATATGGTCCGTATCGGATGGTTTCTTTACAGAGAATACACCACATCGGTTCCATCTGGCTTTCTCCAACCCGCGGCGCAATACAGGGTATTTCTACGAAACCTTCCACAGCAAGCGGGCGTTCTGGTCAACGCGGGTGATTGACGCCCGTGATGTCGAGGGTACAGACAAAAACCTGTACCAGCGCATCATCGACGAGTACGGGCCAGACAGCTACCAAGCCAGTGTCGAAGTCTACGGTAACTTCCCATCAGAAGGTGACGATCAGTTCATCGGCAGCAATCTGGTTGATGACGCCATGAAGCGGCCACCTGTCAAAGATGACAGCGCGCCCATCGTCATAGGTGTAGACCCTGCACGCTTTGGCGCCGACGCCACCGTCATCGCCATACGGCAGGGCCGTGACATTCTAGAGTTGCGGAGACACCGCGGCGCTGACACAATGGAAGTGGCCGGCTACGTCATCGACGCCATAGAGCAGTTCAAGCCTGCACTGGTCTGCATCGACGAAGGCGGGCTAGGCGCAGGCGTCGTGGACAGGCTGAAAGAGCAGCGGTACAAAATACGCGGCGTAAACTTCGGCAACAAAGCCAAGAACCAGATCATGTGGGGCAACAAGCGCGCAGAGATGTGGGGCGCCATGCGAGATTGGCTACGCACAGGCCATGTGCCTAACGACAGGTTCCTGAAAACAGACCTTATTAGCCCGCGCACCAAGCCTGACAGCAAGGGGACACTGTTCCTTGAAAGCAAGAAAGATATGAAGTCACGCGGGCTGGCGTCACCTGACGCAGCGGACGCCATAGCGGTCACGTTTGCCTTTCCTGTCGCGTCACGGGATTTTCGACAAGGACGCGTTGACAGACGCACGACAAGCGGGTATTCTCCCGCTGGAGTTTCTACAAGCTGGATGGGCAGTTAATGGCAGACAAGAAAAAATCTGTGTCGTTGTCCGTAGGCCGGGGTGAGAAGTTGCCTGTATCTAAGGGTGCAGGGCTGACAGCCGCGGGTAGAGCCAAGTATAACGCTGCAACAGGCAGCAAACTAAAGGCGCCTGCGCCCAGCCCGAAGACAAAGGCTGACGCAGGACGCAAAGCGTCATTCTGCGCGCGTATGGGTGCAGTGGCTGCCAAGGCTAAAGATGGCGAACGTGCCAAAGCAAGTTTGAGAAGGTGGAAATGCCCATGAAACCTGGACTATATGCCAACATCCACGCCAAGAAAGCCCGCATAGCCGCTGGCTCTGGCGAGAAAATGCGTAAACCCGGCGCTAAAGGCGCCCCCACTGCCAAGGCGTTTAAAGACAGCGCCAAGACGGCCAAGCCAGCTAAGAAGGGTAAGTAAATGCCAGCCAATAAATACACACGCAGCCTGTACAAGTCTGGTACTGTGAAGGCTGAAAAGGCCGCAATGGCTAACAGCGATCCAGCCCGCAAGGCAGCAGCCATGAAGATCATGGCACGCGAAGGTACGACAAGCGCAGCCGGCGGTCGTTCGGCAGTTAAAATGCCGAAACCTGTACAGGTCATCCGCACAACGGTGAACATGAAGCCAACGCCAACGGCAAAGAAACGCTAAAGTGCCTCTGGTCAAGTCACCCAGCAAAGCCGCGTTCCGCAAGAACATTAAGGCAGAGGTAAACGCCGGAAAACCTGTCAAACAGGCGGTCGCAATCGCGTACAGCGTAAAGCGTGAATCCGCTAAAAAAGGTAAAAAGTAACCACAATGGCTGATCCGACAGGTATTAACAAAGTAGGCGACGTAGCTGACATCGGTAGCGATCCAGCGAACACGCGGGGCGATCCAGATACAATGGCAACTATGCGCCATCGTATGCAGATGGGTATGGCGGCGCTGTCGGACAGCCGTGAAGATGAACTAGACGATCTGCGGTTTATGGCCGGTAGCCCTGATAACCAGTGGCAGTGGCCAGCCGACGTATTGGCGACCCGCGGCGCGGTGCAGGGCCAGACAATCAACGCACGGCCATGCCTCACAATCAACAAGCTGCCGCAGCACGTCCGTCAGGTCACGAACGAGCAGCGCCAGAACCGCCCAGCCGGTAAGGTAATACCCGTTGATGACACTGCTGACATTGAAGTGGCAGCAATCTTTGACGGCGTTGTGCGGCACATCGAATATATGTCCGACGCTGATGTCGCTTACGACACCGCCTGCGACAACCAAGTAACGTATGGTGAAGGTTACATTCGTCTAATTACAGAGTATTGTAACGAAGAAACCTTTGACCAAGACGTTCGCATCATGCGCGTCCGCAACTCGTTTAGCGTCTACATGGACCCAACGATCCAAGACCCATGCGGCTCTGACGCTGAATGGTGCTTTGTCACGCAAGACATGACTAAAGACGAGTACGAACGCACGTTCCCAGACGCGTCACCTATCTCGTCAATCATGTCCACCGCTGTTGGCGATGAAAGCCTGTCCGCATGGCTTGACGAGGACACTGTCCGCATTGCGGAGTATTTTTACTACAAACGCAAGCGTGAAACGCTGAACCTGTACCCCGATAATGTATCTGCGTTCAAAAACACCGACATGGATAAGCAATTGCGCGCCATGTACGGCAAACCTGTCCGCACACGCGAAGTAGACCGCAAAAAAGTCATGTGGATGAAGACCAATGGCTATGATGTGCTTGACGAACGCGAATGGCCCGGTAGCTGGATACCTGTCGTGCGCGTCGTAGGCAACGAATTTGAAGTGCAAGGCCAGATTTACGTATCTGGTCTGGTGCGGAACGCAAAAGACGCGCAGCGTATGTACAACTACTGGACCAGCCAAGAAGCAGAAATGCTGGCGCTGGCGCCAAAAGCACCCTTTATTGCCTATGGCGGTCAGTTCGAGGGCTACGAAAACCAATGGAAGACTGCCAACACGACCAACTGGCCGTATTTGGAAGTCAATCCAGACGTTACAGACGGCGCTGGGAACGTATTGCCGCTTCCGCAGCGTGCAGCACCCCCGCTGCCGCAAACAGGGCTGATACAGGCTAAAATGGGCGCTGGTGAGGACATCAAGTCCACCACCGGCCAGTATGACGCATCTTTGGGCGCGCAAGGCAACGAACGGTCTGCAAAAGCCATTACCGCACGCGAAAAGCAGGGCGATGTCGGCACGTACCACTATGTAGATAACCTAGCCCGTGCGATCCGTCACATTACCCGCCAGCTTGTCGATATTATCCCTAAGATTTACGACACGCAGCGCATTGCACGCATCATCGGCGTTGATGGCGAAGTCAGCATGGTCAAAATGGACCCAATGCAGCAAGAACCTGTCAAGGAAATTCGTGACCAAAATGGCGGTCTAATCGAAAAAATCTACAACCCGTCAATCGGTACGTATGACGTTATGGTCACTACTGGCCCCGGCTACATGACCAAGCGTCAAGAGGCGCTCGACGCCATGTCGATGATCTTGCAATCCAACCCGCAGCTTTGGACTGTGGCCGGCGATTTGTTCATCAAGAACATGGATTGGCCCGGAGCGCAGGAAATGGCGAAGCGGTTCAAGAAAATCCTTGATCCAAAAGTCTTGGAGGAAGGCGATCAGTCGCCTGAAATCATGGCTGCCAAGCAACAGATTGAAGCCTTGTCGCAAGAACTCAACCGTGTTTCTGACATCATGGAGAACATTCAAGACAGCGCGGAACAGCAGAAAATCTCTATCGACAAGTACAAGGCTGAAGTGCAGGCTTACGAAGCTGAAACCAAGCGCATCTCTGCTGTACAAAACAGCATGACACCTGAACAAATTCAGGATATTGTCATGGGTACGATTGCAGGCGCGCTGGATACAGGCGACTTGATCGGCGGTTCACCTGAAATGCGCGAAGTACCGCAGATGGACGAACAGATGCAGCAAGCCCCTGAAATGGGTGAGCAGCCTGAGATGCCAATGGAAATGCCAGAACAAGCCCCTGAAGGAATGATGTAATGAGTTGCGCTGATTTTATAGGTACTCTGTTTCTCGCGCGCGATGTGGCTCACTCGACGCACCTGAACACGCGCAGCTTCTCCAAGCACTCTGCTTTGAACACGTTTTACGATGAAGTCATCGAACTGGCGGACAAATTTGCAGAGGCTTATCAGGGAAAATACGGCCTAATTGGCCCTATTTCGCTTATGTCAGCTAAGAAGACTAACAACATTGTCGAGTTTCTTGAAGGTCAGGTAGACGAACTTGAGGAAATGCGGTATAAAGTTGTCGATAAGGATTGTACCCCTTTACAAAACATTATCGACGAGATTTTTGGCCTGTATTACAGCACGCTGTATAAACTTAAATTTCTC